GTAATGAACTAAATTCTATTCATCATTACGAAACAACGGAAGTAAAGGACTCAAATAAAAGAATCATTCTTCCTGCAGGTAAAGTAGTTGACTCTAATTTTACAATTCGCAATCCATCAAATCCATTGGCAACTTTAAATCCTGTAGTTGGAATTAGTAATTATGAGTATGAAACACGTAAAAATGATGAAAAAAGAGGAATTTATATTTTAAATCCAAGATACTTACAACAATTTATTAATGATACAAGAAAAGCGATGATTTATGAACGCTCTTCACAATATGTTGATCGGAAATTAATTCGAACTGAGAATACTAGAGTCACTCTTCCATGAGAGTTCTAAACTCTTATCAAAAACCACCAAATGGTGGTTTTTTTGTGATACAGTAAGGGTAACAACCAAATTTCATAAAAAAAAGGGGGAAATCCCTTACCCCTCCCCCTAATTATAGCATTAAATTAATCTTCAGCAAGTTTTGCAAAATAACTGAGGGCATCATCCTCTTCATCTTCTTCTGACGCAGGAGCAGCAGCACGGCGAGTGGGTTGAAGATTACTAATCTCTTCACGAAGGTCGTCAGTCAACTCACGAGTAGAACCACGGGTGTATTCTTCCTCTTCACCCTCTTCAGTATCAAGGCGCACAGATGCTTTAGATCCAAGCACAGAATGAAGGCGTGCTTTCAATTCTTCATAAGTCTTGAATTGGTCAGGAGAAACAAACTCGGCAAGAGAATATTGCTTTTTCCAGATTGCTTCCAGAGCATCGTCATCATCTAAAAGTGCCTCAGGACGGGCAAACTCACTAGAATCATAATTGCGATAACCAGCAACATTCTTTGCCTTTAGTTTGAAGTTAGCACCTTGCCAGAAGTCAAATGGATCAATTGCTTCCTCATCTTCAAACTCAGGTTGCATTGCAGCGGTCAGTTTGTCAAAGATTTTCTTACCATACTTGAAGAGAAAAACTTTACCTTCATTCTCAGGATTGGCAGGATCTTTTACCACATAGATGTTAGACATATAAGTTAGTTTACGCTTCTGCTTACGGGCAACTTCTTTGCCAGCATCGGTGCCATTATTCCACAGACCAGAGTTGTGCTCACACACAGGACACTTTTGATTTACAGTTGTTAGGCAAGTGTCGATTAACCAACCACCAGGGCCTTGGAATGCATGACTGTAAACTTTCACAAAAGGAAGATCTTCACCATCAGGGGCAGGCAGGAAACGGATTACGGCATAACCATTTCCACTCTTATCACAGTCCAGTTTCCATACACGGTCGTCAGAAGAACCTGACCCACCAGTATTCATTTTTTCTACTTCTTTCACCAGTTTTGCAGTGAGAGAACCAAGTTTAGATTGCTTTTTAAGGTCGGAAAAACCCATTTTGATACCTCGGATAAATTGGATTTGTTGGATTACTTGGATAGTATAACAGGAATTCCCTCAACCGTCAATGTATTGTTTGAGAGATTGAATGGTCTTAGTCATACTACTGAATAATATATTCATATCAGTCTCTGGTGGGAATCCCATCAGTGCGACTGATTTGCGAAGGTTCTCTTTCATCTCAACCGCTTTGGGGTCGTCAGAAAGAGACAACCTAGTATACATCACTCTTTGCTTTTCTAGCAAAGTTTCAAGTTTTTCAATATGTTCCAGTTTGGTCTCACGGTCCATCATACCGAAAGACAGAATACTTCCGTAAATGCTTTCCTGTAACTGATTGATTTCTTTCAGTTCTTCTTGAATAATATCGGAGTCAAAAAAGTTACTCATCTATAATGTCCCGTAAAATGCGTTTGAACTGGAATATGTCAGTATTTATGAATGGGGTGTATTTTTTAATTTTTAAACTTACGGTTTCCCATACAGGGTCGTTAAGTTTCTTATCAAAACTTTTTGAGAAACCAAATATTTTGTCGTAGATGACTAATGTTTCTAGCGATAATTGCCCGCTTAGAAACTTTTTGAGGACTGGTGGATGCCCTTTGGAACAATTCAAGGCATCCTGCAATTTTGTCTCCGAGAACAATTCGTTGCTTTGCTCTTTGAATAAGTAAGTCAAACTCTGTTGCCTTCGCATCCATTCTGCGTAAGTTCTTTCGCCAGAATTTATAATTGATCCAATCCATAAATTACTCGGAGAATCTGCTGCTACAAAGTTTGATACAAGAAAATCCACAACTTCTTTGTCATTATACTTACGACTTGTTTTCTCGAACCAGTATTTGTCCTTCCTTTTGTTGAAAGAAGTTATACTAGCACGGGTCTTCGCACCGTATTTAAAGAAGTCGTATTTTGGGTTTGTGAAATGATTTTTAAGTGACAAATAATGTTGATAAGTTTCAAACGGAGTCACAATCATAAAGGCAGTTTTGCGCTTGATGTTTTCTTCATAAAATTAAGACGAATGGCGTCCCATTTCAGTCTTTCTTTAAGAGGTTTTGAAATAAGTTTCGTTACTGAGTCGACTTCAAGATTATTGATATCACAATAGTGACAAATAGCATCAATATAATTTATATTTTCACTTGCTACAATGTGCTCTATTTCTAGAGCAAACTTGGAGGGTGTAAGAAACTTATTCTCTATAACTTGTTCTAGTTCTTTATTCTTTTCCATACTGTTCCAGTTTATCTCTAACAAACTCTCTAATGTATTCGGTGAGTAGTTTGATGTATTTTGTTTTGTCTCTTTCTTCATAGACGACGCATTCTCCATTTTCGCAAGCCATAATGATTACAAGTTTTTTAACTGGAATACCAGTCAGTTCGTAAAGCATACAACCATATGCCATACATTGAACGAAATAGTGTTCGATCCACTCTCGTGGTTTTGGTTTTTTAGAAGTCTTAAAGTCTATGATTGACAATTCGCCATCAAACTCTGCAATACAGTCAACAGTGCCAGCAATACCTAGTTGCTTACTGTAAAGTGACCCTTCAAGAGCGTGAATATTATTTATACGATTGAGAGTTGACTTAGAAATCTTGAATAAGAAATCAGACAAAGGTTGAACTTCTGGAAGATCTCTATTGTACAAATAGTTTTCAACAAGTGTGTGCATATCAGTGCCACGACTTGTCGATTGACGAGTAATCTTATCTGCTTCTTCTTCACCAATCTTTTTTCGCCAGTTGACAAATATCTGGCGATTTTTATGACTGGTGACAGAGGTAATAGAAACAAGTTTGATTAATTCATCATTATCAGGAACTTTATAGTATCTTACCCCATCAATCGTTTCTCTCTCAAGTTGGGGTAAATTCAAATCAACGTGATTAAACATCAAAAACCTGCATCCATTTTTGCAATAATGAACTCTCGAACTAAACCAGATCTAACAATATCATCTATACCAAACTCAATTATATCAAAAGAAGGCATAGTGCGTAAAATTTTCATAAAATCAATTACACCATTTTTTTCATTTGTTTTTATAAGATCACTTTGAGTTGCATCTCCACAAAACATAATTTTACAGTTTTCACCAACACGAGTAATTATAGAACATAACTCGTGGAAATTTGCGTTCTGGAATTCATCAACAATAATAATAGCATTATCAAGAGTTGTGCCACGAAGGAATGATGTGGACCAAAACTTGATTGTTTCTTGTGACTTTAGATTTCCATAAAGCATTTCAAAGTCTGCATCAGAAGGCATCTGAAACATATACTTTACCATATTCTTATAAGGAATTTGGTAAATGTCTGCCTTATCATCGTGACTTCCAGGCAAAAATCCAATTTCACGAGTAGCAACTAGTGAGCGGACAATATAAACTCTTTCGTATGGACTTCTTTCATCTAATACATCTTTAATGGCATTAAAGAGTGTGATAAAAGTCTTACCAGTTCCAGCACAACCATAGGCAACCAAGTGCTTTTGATCTCTATAAGCATCAAATAACTTTCTTTGATTGTCTGTAAGAGGTTCAATATCTACAAGATATTCGGAACTCAGTGGTTTTTTGCGCTTCATTTGACGAGTAGTAAGACCAACCCCGATTGGTTGCTCTGCTCTTTTTCTTCTTGCCATAGTTAGTTATAGTTTTTTTACAGTTGATCCAGGTGCTTTGCTTGCTTTTTCTAAGACATCATTCCATCCAGGATTTTTACTTACAAGTTTATTCCTCCACTCACCAACTTCACCAACATTCATTTGTGTTGGAATAAGTGGTTTAAGGTGAGGATTTTCTTTGAGATATGGTTCTTTTTCATTCATAAGCATCCATTTCTCAAAGATTTCACCTGTTTCAATATTTTCAAATCTATAAGTTGGGCACATAAGTTACGAAATCAATACAAAAATATTTATGGACTTAAACGAGCACGATGTAATCTTTTTTCTTCATAATACCTCCAAACATTAGGAGACCACTTTTGAAGTTCAGGAGCAATTGCATCGCAAAGTGCTTGAATTTCAATTTGAGCATCAAGTTTGGAACGAAGATCCATAAAGTGAAGAACTGAACGAAGATTAAATGAGACTACAAAGTTTTGACGAATTGCCTGAGGAAGATAATCACGAATGTGCTCTTCACACATACCTTGCTCATAATACTCAGCATACTCCTCACACTCACTCAGAATGCGCTCTAACTTGCATTGTCGGTGCTCTTCGGTCCATTCATACTTCTTACCCTTACGGTTAGTGTAGAACCCCTCAGGGCGCACATAGAATACTTCTTCAACATCAAGTTCACGCTTGGCAACTTTGAGAACACGCTTTCCTGTATAACGCTGAGACTGGACATCCCAACTGGTTCCAATACGGTGAGTTCTTGCCTGAACGATAACATTATGAACAAATCCAGCACAAGAAAAAGTAATACCAGGATGCTCTATTGGACCCCAATGCCCCCTCTCATTAGCTAGCAATTGCTCAACAATCCACTGACCACATTCTTGATGACTAGGAACTTTAACTTCATGAATTGGTACTTCGGAATAATCACCTTTTCCTGCCTGCCAAATAACTTGTTCCGGAATCGGATAACATTGAAGTCTAACAACTTCAAGTCTTTTATCCAGTTCAAGAAGGTCTTTTGCTTTAATAGGTTTCATTTCTTTCCAAATCCTTTTGATGTTTGTGCTTCTAACTCTTTGATTTGTTCTTTTACAGCACGAAGTTGTGCTTTCATTTCTTGAATTTTGTCATCATTATAGAGATGATCCTGCTTGATCAATCTTTCAAGAAGTTTTACAAGTTGTTTTGCTCTTGATGTTTCAGTCATCTAAATCAGAATCCTCAAATATTTCGTCGTAATCCAAAATTGGTCTTTTTCTCACATCTGATTCTATATGTTTGTAAGCAGAAACATCAGAATATACTTCTGCTTTCAGAGAATCAACCAACAGTTCAAGATTACGGACGATGAGTTTTAGTTTTTCTTTGTCCATAAGATACCATTCTCTCTCAGAATTTTAGCATAAAAAAAGGGGGGAATCAATCCCCCCCGAGTTTTTAATTACTTAGACAACCACTGAATGTACAATGAAAGTAAAGTAATAAAGGTAGCAGACGCAACTGTAATTTGTGCGATTACTATCATCACTTTGCTCCTGCGTTTACAAGCAGTGCTTGGTGACGACGATCTTCTTTTTGCTTCTTCTCTTTAATGAGTTGAAGTACATTAAGTTTCTTCATCACTTGTGACCCTCCTTAGTAAACTTAACACCACGATAGGTTTCGTTGTACTGTTGAGGTTGTTGCATCATTTGTTGCTGATACTCAAGACGCTTTTGAGTATCATACTCTACGCCTCTGTATACGACTTTAGACATTAGGTTTTCTCCTTAGTTTTTTAGGTTAAAGAGCGTTCCTTCAGTCGGCGTTTGCGTTCGCTATTTGCGAATAGCGAATGAACGATCCGTTCCGCGTCGGCTTACTTCCGTCTGGTTTTCCAGATGAACGATAGAGGCATTATACCTCCTTTCATCGTATATAGCAATCTTATCCTGTAACTTTTGTTACAATTTTTAAAAATCTTAAGAGGCAAAAAAATTGCCGGGATTTTTTTCCCGGCATCTGTGAATTCACTTTCGCTTTTTCTTTTCGGGTGACTTATATCCCCAAAGTTTTGGATTAATTCTACCATATCCAAAGTCAATACTCTTTAGATTCTCACGAAACTTATCCCAATACATATCAAACAATTTGATTCTTCCCCCACGAGTGAGGTCAAAGCAAATCTTATCATCAAGCATATACTTTATAATGT